CGGCATGTCAACCAGTTGTTAGGTATACGTTGGTATACGCTTGGCTTATGATGATTCATTGTAACCGTTGCGACAAGTTCCTAACCGAAAATATGTTTGGCTCTGACAAGTCAAGAGTATCAGGAAAGTCTATTTACTGTAAGAAATGTAGAGCGCGACTCGCCAAGGAATCTAGAAAAATAAAACCAAATGTGGGTAGAAATCATTCAAGATTCAAAAGATATGGGATAACCAAAGAACAGTATTACTCTATGCTTGAGGCTCAAGGTGGGTCGTGCTCCATATGTGGAGCTAAAGAACCAGGCGCTGGGCATCCAGAACTTTACATAGACCACGATCACTCTACTGGCAATGTAAGAGGATTACTTTGTAGGGATTGTAATCTAATGTTGGGTTATTCAAAAGACAGTATTGATAACCTATCTAAAGGTATAGACTATATCAAAAAATATGCAGGGTAAGTAGACGGAGGCCGCACAGACTGCCCTCACTTCCTATGGCCCGTGAGGGCCGCTTTCCGTAATTCGCCTTACGGCTCATATTGTAGCCGTGAAGGTGTGTCGGACTGGTACGACACGCCGTAGGTAGGAGTATGATTCCGCTATGACAACATTGGTAGGTGTGCAACTCGAAGATCGAGTTGTGATGGCAGCAGATAGTCAGATTACTGAAGATAACTTGAGGACCGTTAGTACTTCGACTCCGAAAATAATTCACGTCGGTAAGTATCTGCTAGGCATTACGGGCGATACTCGACCTGGTGACATCCTTACCTATAACTGGAAACCGCCTGTCTATAAGGGAGCTGACCCGATACAGTGGATGGGTACCAAGATTATGCCGTCGATACTCACGGCATTCAAAGAGAATGGATATGAACCTTATGACGCGACCAAAGAAAAAGAAGCAGGGTTCGACTACCTTGTATCGTTTGATGGCAACCTCTTCCATATTGCGACGGACCTTTCTTTCATCCAATCAGACTCCGCGATTTACGGACTTGGTAGTGGTGGCCAGTTTGCTCTTGGTTATCTTTATGATCGCTTGGGCCGCCTTACTCTCGGCAATATAGAAAGACACGCCGAACGTGCCGTTCAGATTGCGTCGATGCTTGACATAAACACCTGTCCTCCGATTCAATTAGCTACTCAAAGACGGGAGATATCGTGAGACACGATTGGTCAAGCTGGACGATTTACTTGAATGCAAATCGTTTATACAACTGGGGTATTGGTGTGAACTATTACCACGAATATGCCTATGTGCCAACAGAATTACTGGCTAGGATTTTTCAGATTGATTTGTTATTCTTCAACATTACAATTACTCGATGGGAAAGCAGAGGCTGGAGTAAGTAAATGGATATCAAAGAACTTTTAGTCAAAGCTCTCCACGAGAAGGAGAACAAGCGTGGTCGTTCCACGCAGGTACAGATAGGACCATCAGAGCTTGGTGGCTGTCGACGTAAGGTTTGGTATCGGTTGAATGATCAACCAGAAACCAATGACAACGAGATAAAACTCGCAGCGATTATGGGTACTGCTATCCACGCTGCAATAGAGAACGCACTTGCAGACAATCAAGATGTCCTTCTGGAGAAGACTGTCGAGTTCGACGGTATGAAGGCACACGTTGATTGCTTCATTCCTGGGACAGGGGATGTCGTTGACTGGAAGACTGTGAAGACTAAGAATCTTTCTTACTTCCCATCAGAACAGCAACGCTGGCAAGTACAGGTCTATGGCTACCTGATTGACAAGTCTGGCTTGGGGAAGGTCCAGAACGTCAACCTTGTAGCCATACCTCGTGATGGGGATGAGCGTGACATCCTAGTTCACTCTGAACCCTATAACGAAGCCATCGCACTAGAGGCGTTGAAGTGGCTCGCAGACATTCGGACGCTTCCAGAAGCTCCCGCGCCTGAAAAGCACGAGAGTTACTGCAAGTTTTACTGCAAGTTCTACGATGCCTCTGGTGAGATGGGATGCGTTGGTATAAAAAAAGAACATACCAAAACTGAATTACCGCTAATAGATTCCCTTGGCGCATCATTAGATGCGATGCACTATTCGCAGGTAGATGAAGAGATAAAGGCTTTAGAAAATAAGAAGGCCGAACTTCGTGAGAAGTTGCTCGGCGTAACTGGAGTTACTACAACTGGCTATGAGATCAGATGGTCTACTGCCCAGAGTAATACGGTAGATAAAGAAGCTGTCGAAAAGGCACTTGGTTATGTACCAACAAAGCAAGGCAAGGAAAGCACAAGGCTTTCCATCAAGAAAACTGGAGGAAACTAAATGGCTGCACCAGATTCAACCAAGTTCCAAGTCAACTATAAGTTGGCAGATGGAACACTTATCAATCTTTACGCATCAGATGTGCGTGAACTAGAGACAGGTCTAACGGATCTATCAATGGTATCTGCTTTGATTACATCAACTGCTGATTCCTTTCGAGGCTCTACGCCTGCTCCTGCCGTTCACAATCCTGCACCAGCACTAGCTGCGGTGCCATCTCTAGCACCTGCTGCGCAGGGCAATGTATGTAAGCACGGACCAATGGCATACCGCGAGGGTGTCGGGGCTAAGGGACCTTGGAAGGGCTATATGTGTGGCGCACCAAAGGGTGCGGCTGACAAGTGCCAAACTATCTGGGTTCGATGAACCTATGCGAGAGCCTCGTCAATACGAGAGCCCTCTCTGTGCGCAAACTGGAGCAGGAGATTATTGGTTTCCTGAACCAGGACAAGGAACTATTACAGAAACCGTTCTCGCTCGAAGTATATGTAACCAATGTGTGCATAAAATTGAGTGTGCAGAATGGGCAATCAAGTATGAGCATCACGGAATCTGGGGCGGTCTTACGGAAAGAGAACGCAAACAGATAAGAAGGCAAAGAAGAATAACAGTAGGACGGGAGCAAGATGCTTAGGTTAGACCGCGCTTGGAAGACTGTGCAATCAACTGCACAGCCACTTCCTACTGTGTGGAAAGACCTTGAGAGTAAAGAGATAAAGTTTCGGCGCGGTCAAGTGTGTATGGTTGCCGCTGCACCTAACGCTGGAAAGTCTATGTTCGCTCTCGTCTATGCAATCAAGGCCAAAGTACCTACTTTATTCTTCTCCGCAGATACTGATACTGCAACTGTAATGCTCCGTGCTTCAGCGCACGTAGCTGGTCATACTCAGCAGACAGTAGAGAATCAGATCAATATAAACCCTGATGCCTACGAAGAGAGTCTGCAAGAAATATCGCACATTCAATGGGTCTTTGATGCCTCGCCTAACCTCGATGATATCGAGGATGAAATCAAGGCATACATAGAACTCTATGGCATACCACCACAACTGATTGTCATAGATAACCTGATGAATGTTGTTGCTGAATCTGATAATGAATGGGCAGGACTGCGCCAGATAATGGTGGAGTTGCACGATATGGCACGCAAGACTGATGCCTGCGTGATGGTACTGCACCACGTATCAGAACAGACTGAGTACGGATCTATGATGGAGCCACCACACCGAAGGTCTATCCAAGGTAAGGTGTCTCAACTACCAGCTCTGATACTCACGCTAGGTTACAACCCCTTTGAGCATACGCTTCGGGTTGCAGCCGTCAAGAATCGCTTCGGTAAACACTCAGTAGATGGCAAGGATTGGGCAGGTTTATTCGTAAACTTTGCCACCTGTCAGATTGGTGATAGCGATGCGATAGGCAGAATGATTTACAACTCCAACTTATCGAGGGTGGTATGAGTTCGTACAATAAGCAAAAGGGTTCCAAGTTTGAGACAGATGTGATGAAGTATCTGCGCAAACTAGGACACTTTGCTGAACGACTTGCCAAGGCGGGAGCCAACGACGAGGGTGACATTGTTACCATAATCGCAGGTCAGACCTATATTTTGGAATGTAAGAACCGCAAGTCAATAGATCTTCCGCAGTTCTGGGCAGAAGCTCAGACTGAGGCAGCCAACTATGCGAAGGCTAGGGACCTACCCGTCAATCCTTTAGCCTTCGTCATAGTCAAACGCAGACAACACGGAGTAGAGAAGGCTTGGGTAATCCAAGACCTAGACCAATGGTTAGAAGACAGGAGTAAGTAATGCCAGTACCACAAGGACAGATAACAA